CGGGGCCCCCCCCCCCGCTGATTTCTGATGGCTGAAAAATCTCTAATTGTTCGGACATCGCCTAACTCCTTTGCTTCCGGAAAGTGTTTTTTGTAAATACTGATTGCGTTTTTATCTACCTCTGAAAAGGCGTGATACTTAAACGTTAAGCCAGCACGGCGGAAACCTTCCGCAAACCCACCGATGCCGGAGAACAAGTCAATAAAAACAATCTCTGTCATAGCTTGTCCTTTCGGTTAAAAATTTTGCTCACAATGGCCAAGGCGGACATCATTGCAGAAGATCCAGCCTGCAAAATTCGATTTGCCTGAACTTGCTGACCAATCAAAGACTTTAATTGCATGAGCTGATCATCGGAAATCAAATGCATACCACGAGCCTCAAAGCGAAATGCAGGATCCTGAAGGCGTTTGGCAATGCTGGCAATTAAATCCCAGCCCGGATCCTCTCTGTCACGGAGCGGAGCCTGTTTGACAACCCTTGCTCCCTGGGTGTATTCATCCGCCATGATTGAAAGATCAAATTCAACCAAACCAGCCCACTCCGGCAACTCTTCCGGACGAATAACGCCTGCCGGAGCCGCATAATAGAAAATGCTGGAGTATTGCCGAGCTTTGCTGTGCTTTTCGGCATTCTGCAGATCTCGTTCAAAATCCCAGCGATTTGCTTTGACTTCATAGGTAACGGAAAAATAAGGTGGACGCGCAAGGATAAAGAAGGCATCCGCACGGCGCGAACCAGCCACACCAGCACACCACCGGAACTCAGGGAAGTAAATATCCCGCCTATGTTCCGGCATTAAGCGCAATCTGCGGATGATTTCGGCTGTGATTTCCTTATCTTTCATAGTGACGCCCCCGGATAGAATGACACTTCGGACAATAGTCGACATAGATCTCGCCGGGAATTTCATAAGTCCCGCGCTTCGTTGAAACGAAACCGCCGAGGGTTAAGACATGAAGCCACATATGGCGACAGAAAAGACTACGAATTTTTTGTAGCATTTGAAATAAACTCCTTATAAAGATATTTTGCGAAACGATAGGCTTTAATAGCCTCATCACGTGTGCGAATTTCATGAGTGCGATAAGGATGTTCGCCGTTATACATGAGCTCCGCCATTTTTGCTTCAGCTTCAGCCTTTGTCATTTTTTTCTGCATCCAAAGGCATTGAAACGTTGCATCAATGTAGTTGTAGGCTTTGCGTAATTCTGCCGATGGGATAACCGAGAATGGCGGTTCTTTATCTATGGCATATTCGCCATAATTACCGCAATGTGGACAGCGCGCATACGGTTCCGACTTATTAAAAGTCAACGGACCGTAAATATCAGCACCGGTAACCAAATCTGGATCCACCTCTTTTTGGCAGTTAACGCAAAACACGAGCCATCTCCTCTTTAATTTTTTCGGCATCTTCCTCAAGCTCGACAATCATTTGCTGAGCTGTATTTTTATCGGCATTAGGCAAAGCAACGTAACGAGCCGTTGAAATTGCTTTTTTTATAAATTCCTCAATCTTTTCGCGCATGATTTTCTCCTTTATAAACTGTGATCATGAAGCCGGGATTCTTGAGCCTCGATTTCCTTTAACGGATAGCGAACAGAGGACTTGTCGTCCTCGTTCGCATAGAAAAACTTCGGACCGCGACCGGCTGTGCGCCAGGCGGACAGAGTTTTCGTTGAAACGTCCCAGCGTTTTGAGAGCGTCTTTGGACTGATAGATGTCACAATATCTTTTTCGTTAGTCATTGTAGATCTCCTCGCAGACACCGCCTTCAATCCAGTATTTACGACCGATGCCGAGTTTTTTGAGGCTAGGAACCTTGTTCGGTGCGCTGACCGTCATACCGACGAATGAGCAATAGTCCTGCTGTGCTAAAAGTTTAAACAAACCCGCGCGGGATTTACTGTCTAGAATATCGGCCGCATCAATAACCACCGCCGAAGAACCATCAAGATCAGCAATCAGGCATTGCAGGGTTACGAATGTGCGGAACTTTTCACTCTCCGAGCAAAGAACGATCGGACGACCGGCATAATTAACAGACATATCTCCGTCAACCGTGACGTTTTGCCAGCAAGCAACACGACAAAGAGCCTCAAGATCGCCGTTAAAATTATCAAGGCCTTTTTGAAGCGATTCACGACGAATGCCTTCCGGATCCAAAACATCAATTATTTTTTGATTTTCTATAATATTATTGTGAATACGAACGCCCTCGTGATATTTATTAAAGGCATCCAGGCGAGCTTCAGACTTGCGAACATTTTCACGAGCTTCGTCAACTTCCGCCTGCGAAACGGTCTTGTCCTTTTTGGCCAGATATTCTTCAGAAGCCTTCTCCGCCTCTTTAACTTTCTGTTCGGCAAGAGCAACCTCTGTCTTGGCTGTGGACAGTTCGCGCGTAGCCTTGCTGACAGCATTATCCGCATCAAGGATTTTTTGCTCCATTTCTGCGCGTTCCTCGTCGGATATTGTCTGCTTTACCTCAACGAGCTTGCCGTTTTCATAAGCGACAGGCTTGCCACAATGAGGACAAACCAAATCATAACGAGGTAATTCAGGCAACTTTTTGCGAGCGTCCTGCGCATTTTTTAATTCAAGGCCTTTTTGATTAAAAACCTCAATTGCGGAATTATGAGCCGTGCGCAATTCTTCAATTTTTGAAGCAGTCTCCTGAAGGCGAGCCAACTCATCTTCAGAAACGGCCTGATTGGCGATTTTGAATTCAAGTTCGGCACGTGCGGTTGTGATTTCTGTTTCCAAAGCCTCAGCCGACAATCCTTCGAGATCATTCTCCCAGCCGACCGGGAACCAATTCGCGCCTTTTTTCTCGCCGTATGCTTCCCCGGCATTTAATGCCCATTGAGATTTTAAGCTCCGGCCTTTTTCTTTTGCACGATCAAGAGAAGCATCCCAGCCTTCAACCTCAATGCTGTGCCAAACAATCTCGCAAACTTTCTCAGATAAGCCCCTTGATTGCAAAGCAGAGAATAAATCCTCTTTTTTCGGCTCACATTTCAAAAGACCGCGCAAGAGCTCAACTTTTTCTTTATCCGGCATAAATGGGAATTTAACTGAACCGACGGCGATATCTGACGCTTCAGGAGCGTCTGCACCTTCGGCACGTCTTTCGCATTTTGGCCAAGTAACGGAAACCTTCGAGGTGTCGTTCTCCAAAATAATAGAAGAAACACCCGCGCCGGTCTTAACCAGCATTCCGGCTTTTGTTTTTTGAAAGCCCAAAGGAACGCCACCGCGCAGAGCTGCAGAAACAGGCAACAACGAACTTGTCTTCCCTTGGCCGTTCAATCCGAGCAAAAGAGCCACTTTGTCCGCGACAATCTCAGCGGACGAGCAACCCATAAAATCTTTTATTGTAGCTTTAATCATCGAAAGCCCCCCATTCGTCCTCATTATCTGCCTGTGGAGCTACAACCGGAGCCGGTTTATCTTCAACCGGTTCAGCTTCAACCGTTACAGGCTCAGCCTCTACCTCAATCGTTTTTGGCTCGGCTTTTTTGCGTTTTGGTTTGGCTTTTTCTTCCGGGGCTGGTTCGACAATTTCGCCAGTTGCTACGGTTTCACGATTTACAGCCGGAATATTAGCTGGGGTTGAAGCGTCATCATCGGCGACATCAATACCAACGGATAAATCCGGATAATAAACAGAGGCGAAGAATGTCGCAGCACGATAGCGGATCATCACTTCAGGCATTGTTTGCCATTTACTTCCGCTTTTGCCGTACCAGCCCTCAGCAATAGCCATTTGCATGGTTACCCATGGACCGATGCGCTCTTCACCTGTTTTGCGATCATTGGCAATCGCCCGGCATTTTAAGTTTTTAATTTTCTTTTTTGCGCCGTTAAAACCGCCAGGAACTTCAACTTCTCCGTCTTCAACAAGTTCATAGTGAAGATTTAACACACGGCTTGTGGTCAATGCGGCAATAATGAATTTTGAGGACCAGGAAGGACGCCCTTGGATAACATTCAAATTCTGCATGACGACGATCGGCGACAATTTATTCCTGCAGGAAATCTCCAAGGCAACCATGACATTCGGTAGGTTATTTTGAAAGCTGGCCGGAATGATTGCCGACTGTGTCAGCATCTTGCCAATTCTCTGGGCGTTTTCAAAGGCCGTAAAATCGGATAAAATATCCGTAGAAACGGCGGTTTGCGGTTCTTTTGTTACAATTTCGTTAGCCATTATTTTCTCCTTTCTTTAATAATGAACGGCATCTACAAAATTTTGTGCCATACGCAGGACAATAATGCGGAGAGCACATCATAGAGTTCGGGTTCGGCAACCAAACCCACGGAGATCCAGTCTTACGGAAAGTCTGCATATCCGATTTGATCTTTTTAATAACCGCCCACGCGAAATTCTCAGCCATGGCCGGTTCATAGTCTTTTATGACCGGAGCCGGTTGGGCTTTCGTTTTGCCGACACGTTTGGCGTATATTTCACGGAGTAGATCGACTTTATAACCGGCTGTGCGGGTAAGCAGAGAATAGCCACCATATTGCGGAATATTAACGCGCGCCGTCGTTCCGGATTTAAAATCCTGAATCGTGTTCAATTCTCCCTCACGTCCCCGGATGTCGATATGTCCGGATAAAATGAAGTCGTCGCCAAGGTCGGCGGTAAATTCACCCTCAATGGCAATCTCCTGCAGATCAGGCATAACATCCAGAATAGAGTGAGCTTGACGGACAGCCTGCATTGCGCCGGTCGCCTTATCAAACGTCGTATCATCCCAGACAATACCCTCGCGGACCGTTTCAAGGATGGATGCTTCAGCAACCTTTTTAATCTCATCCGAATACGGCAAGCCCTTGGAACGCAGAACAATCGCCGCTTCCAACGCTTTATGCATGGCTGTGCCGACGGCAGCACCAGCTGAGGTGTTGACCGGCGTCAAGTCAAATCCATACTCTTCTGAAATTTCCTTGAAAAACATTTTTGCCGCAGCTCTTCGGGTGCAATCCGAATAGTGCGAGAGAGAAGAACATCGAATAATCGTACTCATTTAATAACCCTGTGTTAAACTGTTAAAAGTATTTAATGACTTTAATCGTCAAAAATGACTTTAATCAATTTAAAACAGAAAATCAAGAAAAAAATGCCGTTTTTAGAAAAAAAATCCAAAAACGGCGCAAAATAGGGCTTTTTAAGGGGTGTTTTTTTATTAAATTCGGTGGAAGATTCCGATTACACGACCTCGAACAGACAATTTTTCGGGATCAACTTCCTCAACATATGAATAAGTTTTGTTATCGGCCTCAACTCGCAATTTGCCTGTAACAGGATTATGAGAAATACGGCGAAACGCCGTGCTTGAAGGCGTGCCGAGCAAATAAATGCCAGCCTCGACAACCGTCCGGATGCCGGTATCAACAAGAACATTGTCGCCACTCTTGAGTGTTGGAGCCATTTCGTCGGAATGTACCTGATACCAACACGGCTCTTTTGCCCCCGGAACGAGGTTGCAGGTGGCGATTGCCTCGCCATCAGCCGAGCCGGTCATAAGCTCTTGCACCGATATTTTAAGTGTAGTCGCAACTTTTTGCAGATCGGAAAACGGCAAACTTTTTGTGTATCCGCCAATTACGCGACGAATCGAATCAGGGCGCACACCTGATTCTTTTTCAAAGTCTTTAATATAGTCATAGTTCGCAGCACGAATGAGCTGGTGTAATTTTCTGCCCAAAGGGCTCACATCACGCTTTGGACCTTGGTTCAATGTATTACGTGTCATATTTTTCTCCTTTAACAGTTTCCCTCAATATAACTCTATTTTTTATTTTTTTCAATGAAAAAGTCATAAAACATATTTTTTTTTGACTTTACACACGGATAAAACCCCGAAAAATGAGGATAAAGTATTATAACAGCAAAAAAAGTTTATTAAAATCAAAAAAAGTGCTTGCAAAAGTCAAAAAATACTTTTATAGTTTATTTCGACGGGCGGAAGTGCTTGATCAGCACGAAAAACACAATAACCCTGTGCCGCCCGCCACAATTGAGCAACAAAGGCAGGGTTAAAAAGGCAGGGGTTGTAAATGATAGAGCTACGTGACTATCAACAAAAAGCGGTAAATGACGTCCGGGAAGCATTCAGAGAAGGTTATAAAGCACCGTTTTTGACAGCACCAACCGGAGCTGGAAAAACCGTCATCTTAGCAAAAATATGTGAAAATGCTTCAGTAAAAGGAACCTGCACCGTTGTTTTAGTGCACCGCCAAGAACTTGTGGTGCAAACAGCAAAGGCTCTCGCAAGGTTCGGCATTACACATTCAATAGTCGCACCCGCCAAAGTGGTGCAAAACGCAATAAAAATCCAAATAGAAGAATTTAAAAAGAGCTTTTTTCGTGATGAAAGCAAGATCTATATCGCGACGGTTCAAACGCTAGTCCGTCGCATGGCTGATTTGCCAAAGTTTGATTTGATACTTATAGACGAAGCTCATCACGGCGTCGCAGGCACGTGGCTCAAGATCGTGCAAAGCTATCCGGGCGCGAAAGTCCTCGGCGTATCTGCAACCCCTGAACGTCTCGACGGCCAAGGGCTCGGAAAGCATTGCGGCGGAATTTTTGACAAGCTCATAATTGGACCGACAATCTCAGAACTCATAGAACGCGGATATTTAACAAAACCTCGCGTATATTGCCCACCAATTCAAGCGGATTTTGACGGATTAAAAACAATTGCCGGGGATTTTGACCGGAAAGAACAAGAAAAGAGATTAAACAAGCCCCGTATCATCGGCGACGTTATCACTCACTATCGCAAATACTGCGAAGGAGTTCCGGCAATCGCCTTCTGCCCGACTGTAGAATACGCCAAATATGTGGCCGACAATTTCAACGCGGCCGGATACAGAGCCGCCAGCGTCGACGGCAATATGGACGACTATCAACGCAACAAAGCAATCAATGATCTCGGTAATGGTAGACTGGATGTCCTGACATCTTGCGAAATCGTCAGCGAAGGAACAGATATCCCGGTAGTTGGAGCCGCAATTTTATTAAGAAAAACAAAATCGCTCGGACTTTATCTTCAGCAAGTCGGCCGAGCATTAAGACCATATCCCGGAAAATCGGAAACAATCATTCTCGACCACGTCGGAAACTGTAACGAACACGGACTGCCGGACGATCCGCACCAATGGACGCTCGACGGCAGAATAAGACGCGGTCGCTCCTCTGGTGGGGGTGGATTAGCCTGTCGGCAATGCCTGCAATGTTATGCGGTATATCCCTCGACAGTTACGGTCTGCCCAGTATGTGGTACACCAGCCACAAAAACAAAAGTCGAAATCGAGGAAGTTGAAGGCGAACTTGTGGAATTCAAGAAGCGCGCCGAAAAAATCCAACGCGGAAGGGCTCAGACGATGGAAGAACTCATAGAGTTCGGGAGAGCCAAAGGCTATAAGAACCCGGCCGCATGGGCGCGATACGTCTACAACGGTCGGAGAGCACGAGAGGAGCGTAGACACATATGACAAAACACCGCAAACACAAAACACACCTTCCCGCAAAATTCCTCTTCGATACCCCTGAGGAAAACTTGATAGCCGGAATAATAAGACAAGCATGGTGTGACGCGTTTGCGGGAAAGGTAAAGGATATTTATGCGCAAGAGCATCGCAACCGCGACTATAAAGAAGCTGTAAAAATGTTCGAAGCTGACTGCGCAAACAAATGGCGTCAATCGCTGTCATATTTGACCGACGCAATTCAGATAGACGAGTTCCTACTGGTGGACGGTTACTTCAGATATAAGAAGTTGATCCAAACCACCGGAAAGAAAAGGCCAAAGCCGGCCGAAGCATATGATGCTTTATTAAAAATACTCATTAACAAAGGAGAAACAAAATGAGTGAACAGACTGAAATAGGCGGAATAGCCGCCGACAGACTACAGAGCCTAATCGAGCGCATTGAGAGGCTCGAAGAAGAAAAAGCAGGCATCCTTAGCGATATTCGCGATGTTTTTGCTGAAGCCAAGAGCGCAGGGTTCGATGTTAAGATTATGAGAGTAATCTTGAAACTGCGTAAAATGAACGCTGCGGATCGTGACGAGCAAGAATTATTGGTCGATACGTACCGCAAGGCTTTAAACATTTAACAGAAAGGAAAAAATATGCCTGATACAAAAATTAAAATAATAAAGCTCGACGCCGATAGTCCGGTGCTTGGATTGCGCGAAAATGATTATTTCGCGGTCCATGAAATGGATTTTTATGCCGGAGCCGGGATATACGGCTTGGACAACGGAGCCGAAATCAAATTTGCCAAATGCATCGAAATGCTGGATGGCAAAATCCAAGTCAATGACATGGAGAGTTCAAACGCCAGAGTACTGACACCGCAAGATTTTCGCAAGGTCGTGCGCGTGAAGATTTTCGCTAAGATTGCCCTTGAAGGTAACATCTCGACGATCGCAGAGGCAGAACTGGATGAGCTCTTAATGGCGAGGAGATAACTATGGCCGAAACCGAAACTCTCAAAAAAGTGATGCTGAAGCTCGGCACTAAAACATGGCTGAAGCTGTGGCGCAATAATACCGGCCAGGCTTGGCAAGGCCAACGCTACAATTTGAAGGCTGGAACGAGGGTTGTTGACGGAATGGGCAGAACAATCGTAACGGAGCCGGGCGACATCCTACTCCGCCGAGCTCACCCCGTCAACTTCGGTCTTATAGGATCCGGTGATATTGCCGGGATTATATCACCGAGCGGTACGGCTCTTTATATCGAAACAAAATACGGTCGATATAAACAAACCGAACAGCAGAAGCGGTTCGGAAAGATGATTCAGGACATGGGCGGAATTTATATCGTCTGCAAAGATCCTGAGTTAGTAGAAACACAAATTATAGATGAAATGAGGTTAAAAAATGGCAGGAATGGTTGATTTTGAAGCGGTCAACGCGAGAGCCTTGGCAAATCTTGAGAGCTTACTCCGGGATTGGTTGCCACAAGGAAAAAGAGTTGGAAATGAATTCCAATGCGGGGATTGGGATGGAAACCCCGGAAAAAGTTTGTTGATTAACATTAAAACCGGTAAAGGCTCGGACTTCTCATCCGACGAGCCGGTCGGGGATCCTATCGGCATATGTGCGAAGGTCTTCCGGATTGACAGAGTTGAGGCCGCTCGCAAGCTGGCCGGAATGTTTGGTATGGAAGGCGGAGAAACAAAAGAATACGCCCCGAAATACGACAGGCCAGCGGTTGACATGGAGAAACAGCAGCATGAACAAGATGAATACGACGAGGAAAAGCAGAGCAAACTTGATAAAATTGTCTCCGAGCTTTCTGATTTACGCGGCACTCCTGCGCAATTATACCTCAAAAGTCGAGGCATTAACGGTGCCCCACTTAATCAGTTTAAATTCCGGCCAAACAAATCTCGTGGGGGCGGATCGCTGGTCTGTATCGCACGCGATGATAAAGGCGTCATCCGGGCGGTTCAGAGTGTATATCTGGACGCGCAAGGGCATAAGGCAAATCTTGCCGTCAAGAAACGCACCAACGGCTTCCCTGCCGGTTGTCCTATTAAAATCAAAGGAAGTGATCCGAACGGACCTGTATTATTAACCGAGGGACCTGAAGACGCGCTCACCTTGGCTCAAACCACAAAAATGGAAGTATGGTGCACGATGGGTATCAATTTCATGAGTAAAATTGAAGAACCTAAAGGACGCGCCTTAATAGTGGTCAGGGATAACGACGAACCAGGATCCAAGCCGGACGAAACAATGAATAAAATTCTGGCCGGATTTTTAGACCGGGGATTTACAAACCTAATGTGCGCACGTCCGCCATTATCAATAAAAGACAGTAATCAACTCCTTCAGGAAGTCGGAGCCGACGCAGTCGTTAAAATGATAAACGAAGCTCAGCCGGTCAGAGATGCGCGCGATGCAGAACCGGAGCCACCAGAGGAATATTATAGCGCAATGCCGGAATATCCGGATCCTGAAGAAAGCATCTTCGCAAAATTAGCCTACCGACCACGGACCGACGTCGGCAATTCTCAAAGAATTGTCACCCGCTGGGGTAAAATCGTCAAATATGCTCCCGGTATGGGCTGGATAATTTACAGCCGAGGTGTTTGGGATAATAAGCACGCAGACCTGCGCGTTATTAACATGGCCAAAAGAACCGCCCTCGATATCGCCAAAGAAGCGGACTATGTCGAAGAACACCAAAAATCCGGAATAAAGAACTGGTGTAAAAAGAGCCAGGAAGGAAGCCGTATCAATTACGCTCTGAAGCTCGCGCAACCGGATTTATACGTCGACATCGACACCCTCGACAAAGATCAGCTTTATTTTAACTGTACGAACGGCGTTATTGACCTGACGACCGGCAAACTTATGAACCATTGCCCGGATTTTTATTGCACGAAGCAAAGCGCCGTCGCCTATGATCCGAAAGCAAAATGCCCGGCATGGCAAAAATTCCTTCGCGAAATTCTGAACAATGACGCAGACATGATCAGTTTTGTGCAACGCGCCATCGGTTACAGTTTATCCGGGGATACCAGAGAACAATGTATGTTTGTGCTCCATGGCAAAGGTTCAAACGGTAAATCCACATTCTTGGACACAATCCAAGCCTTAATGAGCGACTATCACGTCAAAACCAAAGCTGATGCCTTTATGGAGAGCGGACGCGTAACAGACGCGAACCCGTTCCTTGCAATGCTCCGCTCTGCCCGTTTCGTCACCGCGTCGGAAACAAAAGCCGACCGCGCCCTTGATGAAAGTCTTATTAAAGAGGCGACCGGCGACACGACCATAACGGCGCGAAATCTGCATCAGAACCCGTTTGAATTCAGCCCACACTTTAAGTTATGGCTGGCCACAAACCACAAGCCGGAAATCAGAGGCACCGACGACGGTATCTGGCGTCGTTTGCTCCTGATACCTTTTGAGGCAAAATTCTACGATAGGACAGATCCGGATGCACCAATAGACGGACCGTTCAAAGATAAACTCTTAATCACAAAGCTCAAAAACGAATTGCCTGGCATTTTAGCATGGGCTGTCAAAGGATGTCTTGAGTGGCAACGGCAAGGATTAAATCCACCTGACACAGTCCGTGAAGCAACGCAGGAATACCGCTCAGAGATGGATGTCCTTGGAAGTTATCTTGAAGAAAACACCATTAAATCTGTGGGCGCGACAGTATCATGTGCCAGCCTCTACGAAAACTACAAAAAATGGTGTCAGGATGCCGGACATACGCCATACAGCAAAAACAAGCTCGGTCGTCGGTTATACGAACGCCACATAACCAAGGGAACCACACCACGCGGAGAAAAAGCATATTGCGGTATTAAACTGCGCGAGGAAAGCTGGTCAGAATTTAATAGAGGGTGGTAGTCATGAGAATAAGGATCTATTTGGCCGGACAACAATATATCGACCACGAAGGCGATAGCCAGGAAGTGAACAGGATCCTTGCTGAGTATGACAACACAGAAAAATCCAGAATAATGCTGACGGACGGCATGGGCTTCTGGCATTTGGCCAAGTGCCACATTATCGCCATCTCCGTCGAGCCTCGCCCGGTAAAACGTGCCGAGTATATTCCGGAATCGCCAACAAAACACTAGAAAGGGTTACAGATGACAATAAAAGAAAAATGCAAAAAAATAGGAATAACGGTCTCGTGCTATTATTACCGAATTTATAAGCTCGGATATACGCCAGAGCAAGCACTAACCGAACCAAGACAAAAAGAACATCGCACCAAGAAGGAAATGGAAGACATAAAGGTTTTTAAGGAAGACTTCCAGAAAAACTTCAGACAAAGAAACGAAAAAATCAAAGCAACCCGACAGCTCACAAAGTTAATCCGTTCGGGCGGTATTGTTTCTCCTAAAAAGTCAGTAAACCAAGTGTCCTGCTCCTACCGCCCAGCAGGACCATCTGTGGATTTCGACAACGCCTGCGGCGGGTATCAAATAACGATACTCAATCACGTCAAAGAGGGAGAAACGCGATTCAATATTTTAAGGACCAGCGACGGAAAAACTGTCAACACCAATAATCCGGACAAATTTATTGAAATCATCACAAACCTAACAAATCGCTATTTTGGGAGATAAGCCATGAACAAGGAATTCAAGTCAGATTACGGAAAGTCATACTTTGACGCACTCAAAAAATATGTAGCCCTTCAGAAGAAAATTCCGGACATCAAATTTAAGGCTTGGATCCGGGGCTTTATTATCGGCTACACAACCGCGGCAATTATTGCAACAATCATCATCTTAATAATTATATGAAAGGAAAACAAAATGGAAGACTTCCAGGCAATCAAAGAAAACATACAGAAAACAGCCAAAGACAACGGCTACGAATTAACCGAAAACATTGACGCTATCGCCAGAGCAAAGCTCCGCTTCTTTGGGCGTGAATGTTGGGCTCAATGTCCGTGCGACCGTGACAGCGACCGCGCCTGCATCAGCCAACACTGTAAAGAGGATATCGCTAAAAACGGCGTTTGTCATTGCAACCTTTACCGGAGAGCCGCATAATGAAACTTTTTGTTAAAAAATTCAAAAAATGGGCTCCGGAACCGACCACGCGTGACGGCGACAGCGGGTACGATATCAGAGCCGCCATCAAACGTCCTCTGGTTATACCACCGCAAACAATCGTCACCATTCCGACCGGCATCGGCGTCGAGGTTAAATATCTCCGGATATTTGGCCGACACATAGAACTCCAGGTCCGCCCGCGTTCCGGACATACCCAGCGCGGAATTGTGGCTCAATACGGCACAATCGACGAAAGCTACCGTGGAGAAATCAAAATCAGCATTTATAATATGAATAAAAAAGCCGTCCGGATCGAACCATTTGAGAAAATCGCACAATTGGTCATTGTTCCTATTTGGAAGCCAAAAATGCAGATTGTCGAAACATTAACACCAACCGAACGAGGCGAAAATGGCTTCGGAAGCACAGGAGATAAATAAGATGCCATTAAGACCAGACGAAGTCAAAGACTACACAGATTTGCAAGAATTTGCCAAGCCATACGGATATGCCAAAACAATTGGCGGAAGCATCCGGCAGAGAAGCTGGCGCGGATTAGCCTTCCATGGCGACGGCACCGTTAAATATCTGTACAATGGTGCCATTGTGGCCAGGAATATGTCATTCGAGGGAATGGCGATTTTAATCAGATTGCTGGGAAGGGAAAAAATATGAGCAATTATCAATGCAAGGAATGCGGTACCAATCATATAGACTGTGGCCAAGCCGGATATAAAACGCCACGTGAGATTCAGCTTGAGCGTCAAGCCGGGGCATACCAGCACGCCCTACACCTCATAATTATGCACGGACCGTCTTGTCAACATGACGAGGAATGTCCTCTGAACAACGGTGCCGGATTTGACCAAGGATGCGCCACTTGTTCCGTAGTTTTAGCAAGAAAGGGATTAAAAGATGGAAACATTACCAAATAAAAAGACACCTGAAGAAGAACTGGCCGAAGCCACCAAACACTTAAACGAGCTCCTGGACGAATACTATCAAATAAAGCACCGCTTCAAATACGGAAGCTCGCTAAAATACCGGATACATCTTCACGGTTTAATTAACGACACAAAAAAACACATTAAAGAGCTGAAGGAGAAAATCAATGACAGACAAAGAGAAGACAACGAAAATCTTTGAAATTCTCAACGACTGGGTGTCTAGACAAGGATCCGTCATCGCTGTTCCTGAATTTCGCTTCGGGACCAGCTGGAACGGCGGATGTTGTCAACGGCAAATAGATTTATTTACCATCTCATATGTGAAGGGTAACGAAAGCACGTCATACGAAATCAAAGCCAGTCGGGCAGATTTTAAGAAAGACGTCGAGAATGAGAAAAAACAGCGCGGTGCCCGGATGTTTTCGGATTATTTCTGGTATTGCGCCCCGAAAGGAATGATAAAGCCAGACGAAGTACCTGTATGGGCTGGACTGCTTGAATTTGACCTCAGCGAAGAAGCTGACATATTTCGCAGGGTAACAACGGCAATATCAGCACCGCATCTTCCGAGAGAAAATCCAACCTGGGAGTTGATCATCTCAGCACTTCGCCGGACAGATACCGCCTTCAGAGAACAAATAAAGAAGGAAATTGCCAAATTTAACCGCGAATTTTATGCAAACTATAGGCTCCGTGAAGCATATTCACAACAAATCAAAAAGCTTCCGGAAACGCCGTTCTTTTAAGGAGAAAATCAATGATAACGATTGAAGACCAAATAAAAGCCGTTGAGCGCGAAATAGGTATGCGCCGGAGAGTTTATCCAAATTGGGTGGCTTCGAAGCGTATGAGCCAGGAAAAAGCCGATAAAGAGATCACTGCAATGGAAGCTGTGCTTGAAACACTGAAGAAAGTTCAAAAACAAGGACAATTATTATAAACAAAGCCCCGGAAGTTATCCGGGGTTTATTTTAAGCAATGCCCATATAACGACAATATGATGAGCCTTCCGGATTTATAATCAAACTCTTCATTATCCCACGAAATTCAGCGCAGACAACCTCAACGGCCATTAAATTGCCATCATCATCAGCCCCACCTTTGCCGGAAAGGAATTCGTAATCCGCGAGCGGATCCGAACAAATCGCATTAAAAGTCTTTTTATCAACTGGGATTATTTCGGAAATCGAAATTTCGCGTGCGCGCTCTGGATATTTTTTATTCATTTCGATGACCTCTTGAATATCAGAGGGCTTGCGGATCATATAACATTTAACTTTTTTCATATCTGTAACCTTTTTTAGTAGTTGGCGGAGCCAATCCCCACCGTTTATGTGTTGATTGTCGCTCTGAATTGGTCAAAAGTCAAGTCATTTTTGCGTCATTTTTGACTTTATGTACGGATTTTTTGATTTTTTCACTTTACCGATTTAACCGATTTGACCGATTTTTTGACTTTATTTTTTGAAAATATAGATTTCAAAACAGCATAAAAACAAAATAAGTCTTTGATTTTTCAATTTATTTACTGATTTAACCAATTAAACCAATTTTTATACTTTTTTCTATACTAATTTTTTGTAATTATAAGGGAATAACCACAAAAACCATTTAAAACGGTAAAATCGGTAAAATAAAAAACAAAAAAGAAAATATTTTTTGACTTTTTAAGTAAAATTTGCCTATGATAAAGAAAAGGGCAGAAAAAAATGGAAATAGAATTAAAAGATTTAAAATACTATCTCGACGATATAGCACAAAGACAGCTACCATTCGCTTGTGCAAAAGCTCTCACAGATACCAGCGCAAAAATAGGCCAAGATTTATCACAAATGGCAGCACATCAATTCTATACCACAACACCATTCTCCCGTACTCATAAGACAGCACGCCTCGGAGCCTCACCAGCCACAGTTAAGGCGAGCTCATTTGTTACACTTCCAGCCGACAAACACCACGGACTGGATAGAATGCAGGCAACACTCTTAAACCAACACTGGGGTATATCCGAACAAATCGACAGCACCACCTCTGAACGTTTACCGAACAAGAATAAGTATCTCTGGGTTCCACTACAAAAACGCAGAAAGAACTTCACCCCAGGAAAAGCCCGCACACAGAAGGGAGTGTTTGTCATAAAATCAAAGGGGCACTACTTCATGATGCAAAGGAAAGGTAAGAGCCGAGAGTTGACGCCGTTGTTTATGAGCAGACGGAGCCAAACCATCCGCCCGGTTTTCAATTTCAAAAAGATAACCGAGCAAAGAGCCCCCAGATACATGGATATATTCTTCAACCGCGAGATGGAAGCAGCACTAAGGACAGCAAAATGGTAAGAAAAGACGGACATTTTATGAACGATAGGTTCTTCCTGACGGCTAAACGCCGGGGGTCAGCGCGAGGCGTGGCCTTTCGCTATGTTTCAAACCTAAAAAACGAGTTGCGAAAATGACTGAGATAAATGAAAAAGAAATCGCGGAAAAATTATCCGCCATGAAGCTTGAACTTATGGATTTGTCGGAATTAGTGCCGGATCCGCTCAATACAAAAAATCATCCGGAAAAACAAATCGAACTTATTGCGCAATCAATGTCTAAAAGATGGACTAACCCTATTTTGATCGACGACGACAAAATGATTGTGGCCGGACACGGACGACGGCTTGCAGCTCTGAAACTCGGACTTAAAAAAGTTCCGGTCATTGTCCTGCACAATTTATCTGAAGCCGAGAGGATCCAGTATCAAATTTTTGATAACAAATCCGCGGAAATGGCAGAATGGAACTGGGAGAACCTGCAAGCACAAATGGACCGTTTATCCGAACTCGGTGCAGATCTTGAAGCCACCGGATGGACAAGCGACGAGTTAGAAGAAGAACTCACATCCTTGGATGACGAACCAAAAGAGGTAAATGTAGAGAAGTTGGACAATGCACCGCCAGTTCCGGACATGGTAAAGTCGCGCCGGGGTGATGTTTGGATTTGCGGAAATCACCGCGTTATGTGTGGAGATAGCACAAACGCCGACGACGTTGACAAGCTCATGAACGGTGCGCTGGCCGATTTGGTCTTCACAGATCCGCCGTATGGAGTGAGCTACAAAGGTACCAATAACCCAAACGGCCGAGAATGGCAAATAATCAAAAACGATAAACTCAGAGAGGATGAGCTGTTTTTATTCCTGCTCGAAGCATTCAAAAACATAAAACGGTATTTGAGAAAAGGACGCGCGTTTTATATCTGGTATGCGAACAGCAACCACGTCCATTTTGAAACAGCCATCAAAGGGGTGGAGCTGAAGCCGAAGCAAGTCATCATCTGGGATAAAGGAATGGTGCTCGGACACTCCGACTATCATTGGGCGTATGAGCCCTGCTTTTACGGTTGCCATGAAGGCGAAAATTGCAAATGGTTCGGCGACCGTGCACAAAAGACATTTTGGAAAACAAACGACTGGGAATTTGAACAATGGGACCGTGACGCGCTGGTAGATCTCCTGAAAGAGTTAAAAGCCGGTCGCGAGATTTGGACCATTAAGCGCGACAATGCCAACACATACGTGCATCCGACACAAAAGCCGGTTGAACTGGCTCAACGCGCTATGTTAAACAGCTCTTGCCGGAATGAGATTGTAATGGATCTCTTCGGTGGTTCGGGATCGACGCTTATTGCGGCGGAAAATCTAAGCCGAAAGGCTCGCCTCATGGAATTGGATCCGCAATACTGCGACGTAGACGTCAAGCGGTGGCAAGACACCTTTGGCGGAAAAGCCTACCGCGAAAGCGACGGCAAAGCATTTGATGAAGTAGAGGGCAGAGAATATGACAGTTATAACCAAGAGTGAGTTTGCTCGCAGAATAAATCGTTCGCACCAATACGTATCCTCGCTGATTAAGCAAGGGCGTATTGTCCTGTCACGTGAGAACGGTCGCGAAATGGTAGAGCTTGAGGCCTCTATCGCCAAAATCAAAGCGACTGCAGATCCGGCGAATGATCCTGCGACTACAATGCCACGAAGCGACGGCAGATCTGCCCAATCCGTCGGCATGGTATTGAGGCAAGAGGCGGCACCGGATGAAGATAACGGACAGCATTCCCAATCGAGCGTCACTTATCAAAAAAGTCGCGCCGTAAAGGAAAGCTATGCCGCCCGCTTGCGCAAAATTGAATATGAACAGAAGATGGGAACCGTTGTCAACAAAGAAGGCGTTGAAAAGGCCGCATTCGGTGTGTCGCGTATTTTGCGCGAAAAGCTCAAAGCATTACCAAACCGCCTCGCGCCAAAAGTCACAATGGTAACTGACCAGAAGGAAAATTTCAAAATCTTAACGGACGAGGTGGAAAGTGTCATCAAGGAAATTCAAATGGCAATCTCCGAAATTATCAACACCTGAAGAATTCGGACCGGCTGACTATGTAGTGCCAGAACTTCCAAGTGAGCTACCCCCCCCCGCAAGAGG